GTAACGCCCTATGAAAGAGGTGTTGATATAGCGTCTGACGGGGATGAAATAACTTTTCAAAACCCTGTAACTGTCCCAACAGCAAACGGCGAATGGATATGTATGTTTATTCATTATGATATTGATTCCTGGAATGGGGCTAACACAGGTTTTGTTAGGTCAGGCGTTATAGGCAGTAATTTTTTCATAAGAAATAATACGGCTAATCGCCCGTGGATTAGATGGGGTGGAACTGATATAGCGAAACCCGTTACAGGAAAAACGCTGGACACAGGCGAACACACTCTTTTGCTTTGTGTAAAAAATAATAGCGGTGGCACTCCTTTAGGTGAATATAGAATATACATAGATGGTATTTTAGAATATTCTGGAACGCACAATGCAAATGCAGACGCACAAAATTTTTCTGTATACGGCTGGCAATCAACTACTGCACAACGTATAGACGGCAGAACATTTGCTATTGCATTTTTTGATAGTGGAATATCTAAAGGGCAAGCTAGATTACTCCATGAAACAAGATGCGGCGCGTTATTTGAACCAAGAACACAATTATTGCCTTTAACTATTGCAGTGTCTGGAGTAACAGAAACTATAACTAAATCAACATTCGCTGCTATAACAAGGCAAAGTTTAAATGCTATAGATATTGAATTATTACCTACTGCTACCTTTGCTGCTATAACAGAGAATAGTTTTAATCTTAACAGTGCTGAACTTATATCTGCTGTTACTATGCAATCTATACTTAGTCAGAATTTAACTGAGATTATCTTTGGAAGGGAAACATTAACATCTGCTATATTCGCAGTACTAACAGGACAAGATATAACTGAAACAGTTGGTGGGCAAGAGGTTATAACATCAGCTAATTTTGCAATATTAACAGGGCAAGATATAACTATAGTCGCTGATACTTTTATATCTTTAGATTCTGCAACTTTTGCACGTACAATAGGTAGAAACTTAACTGAATCTGGTGCTACTGTACTTCCAGATAATATATATAGAGACCTTATTGATACGATAAGAGTTAAAGATAGTTTTGAAATAACTGATATAGATAGAGATTATCCATAAGGAGAATAATTATGAGTGCTGCAAGTTCTACCCATGTTGATACTGTAGGTTCTGATGTAGATATAACTACTGGAAAGGCGTCCATTATAGGACTTATTGTAGAACCTGCTGCGGCAGATGCTACTATTAATGTATATAATGGAGCTAGCGCTAATGGAGATTTAAAGTTGCATATATCAGCAAATGCTGGTGAACGTTCAAATCATGTTATGCTCCCTCGCCCAATTAAAGTTACAGAGAAACTTGTAGCTCTTTTATCTGGTGTAGGTGCTCACGCTATTGTTATATACGGATCATAGGAGTGTTCATTTGATGAACACAAGAGGATTATAAATTGGCCACTAAAGAAAGATTCATAATCGAGAGTATGTTTATGATCGCCAACAAGGACGGAGAAGATGTACCTTTTCTTCTTAATCCTTCTCAGGCTGCGCTTGATGCTGCATATACCGGCCGAGATATAATTCCAAAGGCTCGACAGCAGGGATTCTCTTCTTACTATATTGCTCGTGCTCTTGCTAAATGCTTATCTGTACGGAATACAAACGCTGTTATGGTTGCACATGAAGATACTGCAACAAAGAAGATGCTTAAGAAAGCTCACTACATGATTGACCATATAAGAGGACCTAAACCAGTAATAAAGAATAGTAGTGCTAACCAGATAACCTTCCCGAAGATGGGTAGTACGTTATCCATCGGTACTGCTGGCTCAGATAATGTAGGTGTTGGTGATACTATCCACTTCCTTCATTGTTCTGAGGTTGCTCTTTGGGAAAATCCGAAGGCTCTTCTCTCTGGTCTATTTCAAGCCGTTCCAAAGAACGGTGAGATAGGAATGGAGAGTACTGGTCGTGGCCAAGGAAACTACTACCATCGTGCTGTAATGAGAGCAGCAAAAGGAAACTCCAGATACCGCCTACACTTCTTCAACTGGCAGGATTTTCCAGAGTATACTTACAATCTAACAAATGCTGAGGAGGAACAACTCCTAGCTAACTTAAACCCTGATTGGGCGGAACTTGAACTATATGAAAAAGGTTTATTAACACTTGGACAAATAGCCTGGAGACGGGATAAAATTGAGGAGATGGATTATGATCTGGATTTATTTAAGCAGGAATATCCAATGTTCCTTGATGAATGTTTTCAATCTTCAGGACGCTCCGTATTTAATAGTATTAATTATGAACCTACTCCTACTTTTAGAAGGATAGATGCTCATACTCATATATTAGATGATCATCCAAATCCTAACTTATCCTATGCTATAGGTGGTGATATAGGTGGCGGTGTAGGGCAGGATAATAGTGTAGCAGAAATTATATGCTTAGATACAATGGAACAAGTTGGAGAGTATGTTAATAATAAGATAGCTCCTGATGTGTTTGGTCTTAAGCTTGCAGAACTCGGTAGATTATTTAACATGGCTTATATAACGCCTGAGAATAATAATCATGGCATTGTTACTATTAAAGAGTTAACTAGGGCTGATGATAAAGGAAAAGAAGTTTATCCTAATTATCTTGTATATAAAAAGGCTAAAGGTAAAGGTGGAGTTAAAGAGGAAGTTGATAGACTAACTGATATTGGTTTTAGGACAAGCGTTAAAAGTAAACCATTTGCTATTGGTAACTTACGGAAGTTAGTTGTGAAGGACCTTCTTATCCATTCTGAATTTCTTAAGGATGAAATGGATAGTTTTATTGAAACGGATACTGGTAAGATGCAAGCCGAAGTTGGTTGTAAAGATGATACTGTTATGGCATTAGCTATGTGTATGATAGGCTTTGATAGGGCTGTACTTTATACAACTACTCCTGCTAAACGATTTAAGAATACTATGTATAATGATCCTTTTAGTTTAGAATCTATTATTGAAGAAATGCGGAAGGGGGCACGAGGCTTTCCTATATCAGCACAAACAGCGACAGGTACAGATGATGAAAATACTAATACTATCCATTGATGGAGATGGATTGGGGATTGCTCATAAGCTCTCCCAAGAAGATAATGAAGTTAAGATGTATATACAAGATCCTCAGTATAAGAAAGCAGGAGTTGGTATTATAACAAGGGTAGCTAGTTGGCGTCCTCATATTGTATGGGCTGATCTTGTTATATGTGATATGGTAGGTTTTGGTAAATACGAAGAGACCTTTCGTAAACTTGGAAAGGTTGTTTTCTCTTGTAATAAGTTTGCAGACTCTGCTGAACTTGATAGAGCAAAAGGTATAGAGTTATTTGAAAAGTTTGGAATTGATATACCAGAAACTTATAACTTCACATCTGCTAAAGAGGCTGAGAGTATAATTGATTTATGGGAAGATCCTGGATTTGTTATAAAGCCTAGTGGAAATATAAGTACTGCAAAGACTTACGTTTGTACTAACCCAGCTATATATAAGTGGGCACTTACAACTATACCAGAGGGTACACCACTTATCGTACAAAAGATAGTAACTGGTATTGAGGTTAGTACAGAAGGATGGTTTAATGGTAGAGATTGGATACAACCTTTTAATCATACGTTTGAAGAGAAGCGTTTCATGGAAGGTGACAAAGGTCCTAATACAGGTTGTATGGGAAATGTTGTTATTACTACTCATGGGAATAAGCTTACTGATGCTACCATTAAGCGTCTTACTCCGTTTCTCAAGCGTATTGGGTATCGTGGTCCTATGGATATTAATACTATTGTCACAGATGATAGATTATACGCACTTGAAATTACGGCTCGTCTCGGCTATGATGCGATTGAAGCTATTATGGAAGGGCTTAAAGAGCCTGTGACAGACCTCTTCTTTGAGACTGCTATAGGCGTTAAAAAGGAAATGAAAGTAACAGCTGATTATATGATAGCTGTTAGACTTTCGGTACCACCTTGGCCGCACGGAGAACCAGATAATGAAAGTATGGGCATGCCTATTATTGGTATTAACGAGCATAATCTTAAACATCTATACCTTACAGATGCTTACAGAGATGAAGGAGAAGATTATTTGTATGCTGCAGGCGACGGTGCAATTCTAAAAGTCACTGCAAGAGGTAGGGATATACGTGAGGCAAGAAGTAGAGTATATCGAACTATCAATAATTTAACGATACAAGATGTACAATATAGATCTGATATTGGTCTACGAGCAGAAAAAGATATTAAACAGTTAAAAGATTGGGGCTGGTTATAATGGCAGAAGGATACATAAACGGTAAGTTAGACCTAGCATGGTGGACTAAACAAATCACTGCTGGAGTTGAATACCGTAAGAAGTTTGCTCATGAATCTAAGTGGCAGACGTGGAGAGATTTCTATCGTGGTAACTGGAAGGATGGTGTATTACCATCTAATGTTTATTTTAAAATGCTACGAACTATCGTACCAAGAGTATACTTTAGAAATCCTAGTATATCTCTACAAGCAACAAAGCCTGGTATTGAGCATATGCTATTTGCCCAACTTCTCGAACGTATTGATAATAAACTTATCAAGCGTATGAAGTTAAAAAAGCAACTTAAAATGATGGTACAAGATGCATTTATGTTTGGTACAGCAGTTGGAAAGTTAGGCTTTGGCGCTGAGTTTACTCCAAGTCCAGATGAAGTTGAAACTGACCAACCTTTTGATAAATCGGATAGGGTAGTTGAATATAATCAGAATGTTCATGCTAATATGCCTTGGTTTATGCGTGTTCATCCAGGTGCGTTTATTGTCCCTGCAGGTGTTATGGACTTTGACGATGCACGATTTGCTATTCATTGGATAAGAAGATCTCTTGCTGATGTTAAAGATGATCCACGATTAAAGAATGTATCCGGTCTAAGCGGTTCTACTCGTGGTACTATGTCTGGGGACTCAGGTACAACTGGTGCATATAAGGAAAGTAAAGGTTATCGTAATCCAACTGAAATGATTGATTTATATGAGATTCGTGATAAGAAAACTAGAAAGGTATTTGTAATAGCTCCTTTTGCTACAGATAAAGTATTATATGAAGGTACAGATGATCTTCAATTCCAAGGTCGTTTACCTTTTTATACTATAGTATTCAATGCTGATGATGATGTATTCTGGGGTGTTCCAGATAGTCAGATCCTTGAACCTATCCAACTTGAGATGAATGAGATTCGTACTCAGATAATGAAACATAGACGTTTATCCCTTGTTAAGATTCTTGCTAAAGTTAATAGTATGGAGGAAGGTGAGGCAGAGAAACTTGTTAATGAGGATGTAGCTCCAGTTATATTTATTAAAGGTGAAGTACAGACTGATGTTAAATTTCTAGAAGGTAGTAATATCCCCCGTGATCTATTTGTTGCTTTTGAAGCAACTGTATTTGATGCAAGGGAGACAGTTGGTTTTTCCAGAAATGAATTTGGTGAGTTTAACTCTCGCTCCGGTGATACCAGTGCAACTGAAGCAACTATCGTTAAGCAAGCGTCAGAGATTAGAGTTGATGAAAGGAGGGATATGGTCGCAGATATTATTACTGACCTTGTAGAACATATGCATACTATTATCTTCGAGCATTGGACTGATGAGCAAGTTATGGAAGTAATGGGACCTGGCGGTGTACCAATCTGGATTAAGTTTAAACCTAGTATGTTAAAGTCTGGGGCTTATGAAGTTAGTGTTGACCCAGATACATCTGTACCTGATACTAAACAAGCTAGACAAAATAAGGCTGCACAGATATTTGGACTATTTAAAGGTGACCCTCTTATCGACCAGATGAAGTTGAGACGTTATCTCCTTCACGAAATGCATGGGACAGTTTTTGATGATATGTTAGTTTTTCCAGGTTTAGGTACACCAACTAACCCTGTTGATATGGCACAGGCTATATCTATATTCAGTGATATGCAAGCAGGTGTTAAACCTAACGCTGGCGGAGGTGGGGCTAATGCTCCTCAACCTAACGCTGGGGGAAATATCTAATGCCTTTATACGATTTCCATTGTTGTTCTTGTAATAATGAAGAAGAGCATGTTTGTAAATGGCAAGATAGAAAGAATCTAAAATGTAGTAAGTGTGGAGGTGATCTGAGTCCATTAGTTACGGCAGGTAGATATATCCCATTTAAATCTGGGTGGTACGAACATATAGCTAAGCAGCCGATCTATATCAATAACAAACAAGATCTTCGTGATGCTTGTAAAGAACATGGTATGGGTTCGGCTTACTTAGATGATATGTAAACAGTTGTGTTCATCGAATGAACAGTAGGAGTTAAAATGACGGAAGAAACTAGAATACCAACCATGAAGGTTGTGCTTACTATCTATGATAGAGATGTAAAAGTTGAAGGTGAGAATCTTGAAAAGTTACGTAACATAGTTATTCGTAATATAGAAAAGCAACTAAGACGAGCAGCGAAAGTAGCTAAACGAAACTACTTACGTAAAGATAGAATTGTACCTACAGATGAAAGTCTTGAAAGTACTAATATGACTAAGATTGTAAATGATGAAAAAACTGTACTTGAATGTAAAGATATAGATAAGCCAAAGCCTACAGTTAACGAAGCATTAGCAAATCTTGGAATTAAACTTAAATAATTTAACTAACTTGTATAAGCGAGGAATAAGATAATGGCTGGTAAAGACGACGATAAGTCAACTGATGATATGAAGAAAGTTTTAGAACAGATGGGTAATCTTACAAAAGTTGTAGGGACATTAGCAACTGGTTTAGAATCTACACAGAAAAATGTAACTGATTTAACTGATAATATTGGTAGTTTATCTAACATGAATAAGGAACAGTTAGAGGAACAGAAACGAATAGCGGCGGCTGCTAAGGATGATGATATGGCAGATGAGTTAGGTGCTAATGATTTAGAGGGTATGGATCGTTCTGAATTTATGAATCATATTCTTGGTCAGGTAAATAAAGGTTTTGATACATTATCTGAACAGATAAAAGGGCAGGTTGATAGTGTTCAAAGTAATGTAGATAATGGAAACTTAAAGTCTGAGTTTAATTCTGTTAGAAAAGCAAATCCTGACTTTGATCATTATAAAGATGAGATTGGTATTATAGCTAAATCGAATCCTGAAATGAAAATTCAAGATATGTATACGCTCGCAAAAGCAAATAATCCTGAAAAGGTTGTTGAGGTAACGAAGACCTTAGAGGCTGAAAAATTAGTAAATGATAAAGCGGCTGCTGAAGAAGCCGCTAAAGATAAACCGAAGAGCTATGGAGGCTTAACTCCTACAAGTGGGCAACGATTAGAGAAGCCCTCAGATATGTCGCAAGATAATGCCGCTAATGCAGCGTGGGACGAAACTATGGCAAATATTGAGACAGCAGAACAATAGTATTTTTCTTTTAATTTGATAAGGAGTAATTATCATGGCTGTAGGAACTTTATCGGAATCACTCGATAATCTGTATACTACTACGTGGCAGAATATGAAAGACACTGTCCGTGATCAGATTTTTGATGCCTCCCCCTTCTGGTTTTGGATGAAGGATAAAGGTAAACTAAAGTCTGTTATGGGTGGTCGCTTTTTAACTGAGCCATTACAGTATGCAAAAAATGACAACGTATCTTGGATTGGTAAAGGTGGCGTTGTACCTTTAAACGATTATGAATTCTTAACCATTGCCCAGTATGACTGGAAGTATCAAGCAACATCTATGGTACGCTTTGGTATAGACGATCAACAAAATCGTGGTAAGAATCAAATCATTAGTTTGATGAACTCAAAGATGGACAACTCTAAGAATTCTATTATTTCTGATTTGGAAAGTAAGTTATTCGCTGGTGCTGCTAGCGGTAATGAAATAGATGGGTTACAGCATCTTGTTGCTGATGATCCAACTGCAAGTGCTGAGATTGGTTCTATCGACCAGAGTACATACTCTTGGTGGAGAAACCAGACTAAGGATATGACAGGTCTTTCTTTTGCTACTCAAGGTATTACTGAGATGCGTACAATGCTCAATAATACTGCAAATAACCTTAAGATGGATACTCCAGATATTATCTTATCTGGCCAAACGCCTTATGAGTGGTATGAAGATGAAAACTTGGATTACTATCGTACGTATGACCGGAAGCTGGCTGATATGGGTTTCCAGACATTAGCGTTCAAAGGTATCCCAATGATTTGGTCTCCTTCTTGTGCGGACTCAAGAATGTATTTCTTAAATACAAACTTCATTACGTTCCAGTATGACCCAATGATGTTCTTTGATATGACGGAATGGAAGACTATTCCTGATCAACCTAACGACCGTGCTGCTCAGATTATGTTAGCTGGTGCATTTACGGTTTCTCGTCGTCGCTGTCAAGGTGTGTTACACACTATTGATACAGCTTAATCGGAGGATAAGATTATGCCTAGTGGATTTAAGCGCGTATACCTTACACCTCTTGATGCCGTTGATACGGTAGATAAAGAGGATGTAGGAACTCTACGCTTCGAAGGTAATAAAGTGTATAAGTATGTTAAGTTACAAAACACTACTGCGACAGTCGCTGTCCTTGCTGGTGATGCTGTAGCTTATGATGCTGAAGTTGGTCACAGTGTTAGCCAAGTTGTTTCGGATATGACTGATGCCGATGCAGCTCCTGTTGGTGCTGGGATTATACAGGGTACTGTTGCTGGGGTTCTTGCAACTGCATACTATTGCTGGATTCAGATTAAAGGTCCAGTTACAGCTTTGCAGACTATTGGAGATACGCCAGTTGATGGTCAGGAAGTGTCTATGAGTACTACTGATAAGACGCTAACAATCACCGAGTATTCAGGTACAAGCCCTAATATTCGTCAGGTAGCTGCTTGTATGGGTATTGTTCAAGATGCCTCTGCTAAGTTAGTTGCCCTTGATTGCCTGTTCTAAGTATATGGGAGGGGAGTTATTCTCCTCCCTAACTTTAGGAGCCTATTATGGGAACA